ATTCTTTACATTCCTGGACATCTTAGAATCTGCGAACGTATCAGTATTTATGATAACAGTTGGTACTCCCCCATCTCCAGTAACACTCTTCCTCTTCATGAAAGTGATAAGTGCCCTCACATAAACGTCATTTTCGAATGTGTAGTTCCCCATCCTCTCAGCAAGTCTTCTGTCAATGTCTATACACTCCAGTGCAACGCCTACACTTCTCAACTTTGTCTCATACTCTTTGTAAGCCCAGCCCTTGCTAGCATATCCATCCTGAAAATCTTGCATAGCATCAGGATTGTTCATTATAGAATCAATACTCATATTAGCAGAACGGTCAAGTATAGTAGTTATACTCATCTGGATGGCCCTTCTAGCACCAGGCATGCAAAGCTTAAATGCAACCGTAACACAAGCCTCAGTGTATATAGCAAACTTCATAGGTTCAGGTATATCAGGAGGTACGCTGTTATCAGAAATGTTACCCATGATACAACTATAGAACCATTTCTCAAACTTGTTGCCAAGTATGCCACGGACTACAGGAGTGTCTTTGATAACTTCAAGTAGACCTACAGTCTCAGTTGTCCCCTCAAGCCTTCTAATCTGTGCTTCTTCTTCAACTAGTATAGTCATGAAGCTCTTAGTAGTCTCGGAATTTATGAGGTAAGAATCAGGGGCCGCAATACCACTGAATGTTGGGTTGCTAGTGTTCTCTATGATGTCTCTAATCTTGAATTGGATAGTTGCTCCAGATGTGCTCTGCTTTTCACCGAGGTCTATATCAGTGATGAAGTTAAGGTATGCAGCAACTTTAGCAGATTCTATCATCGTCGTCCTATCAGTTCTATCTCTGGATTCAAGGACCTTCCACATACCATGGCTCATTCTAGAGTTGATCAAAGCATGAAAAGGAGCTCGGAGGAATATACAGACTGCATTAAACCCGAAATTCTTACAAGATCTATGAGCACTGACCGTTGTGATGGATGGGAGAGAGGGACAAGGCAAACTAAACGCATTAGCTATAGTGTAATAAAGACTAAATAGACTTGTATTGGTAGCAACAATACGGGCAGCAGTGTTCACGAATCTGTCAAATTGCCTCTGTTCTGTACTAGCAGACGATTCAGCAGTGATTTCAGGGCTAAGCTGAGCACCTAGGAACTTTGCAGGAGGCTCCTTGTAAAGCTGATCAAGTGCGTAATCCCTATCAGTGAATTCAAGAGATACCATAATGTCCCCATCTTTGGCACAGGGTGTTATAGCAGTTCTGGGGCTGTCAGTGAGTTTGGCGATACTGTAGTCAGGGTACAAACGTCTAAGTATCTCGTCACGGAGGTATGAGCTGATGATCTTCTTCCCGAACTCGTCTTTACCTTTCATAGCGTCAGCCCATGATTGTATGGAAGCCATGCAGTTTCTAGTATCAGCACCCTGAGCGCGGACGATCTTCTTCCTATCTACAAATTGTAGAGCAGCATTACTTTTGATGATAGCAATGGACTTATTGTATTCCACTACTGAAGGAATAGCTTGGATAAGAGTTTTGATAAGCTTTATAGGTATGTTCTTGCAAACCTTAAGATCAGTAAGTATAGCCTTGACTATAGCAGGGGTCATAGGATCAGTAGTAGAAATGCCGCTAACGAAGACACCTTCTAGTAGATTTCGGGCAACACCTATTCCAGATGTATCTCTGAGAGTAGTCTGCAGTAAACTCCCACTAATGAGTGTCTGTTCAGCTTCCCTCTTGTCATCAAGATTATCAAGGATCCTATTAACTACTGCAGTAGTATAAGAAGGGAACGCATCGAAAGTAAGCTCTGCATCAGCACAAAATTCACTAAATGAGTCGATGGAACTCAAGATAGAGTCTTCACTAATGCTAGAAACTCTGAATCCTCCAGCGGCGTGAGGGATTATGGTTAGCATGGCAAGGACATCTGAGTTGACCGTGCGGTTGAGTCTTCTAAGAACTTGCAATGTGAGGATCGTCTTGATGACAAGTGGAGTGAATGTAGGGCCACCAGCTTTTACCACAGCAGCGCATTGACTATCAAAAAGACTAATGCGGTCACTAACAGTTTCAAGGCCTTTTGTACGCTTCCTCTTTCCAATAGACATAGCTTCCTTAACCCAAGTTGGTATGATCATTCCCCTTTCACCATATACGCCCAAGTATTCAAGAATATCAGTGGATGCAACAGTTTTGTCCATGTGGAAGACAAGCCCGTATGACTTAAATACTCTCTGTATAGTTGTGATCTTCTTCTGGACAATATCAGCAGTTCCTTCAAGGTATAATCGTAATAGACCATCATCACTATATACAGCAAGGACTCCAGTAACACCAGTGGATTGAGTAGCTATATCCATTACAACCTTCATAGCAAGGGTCCAGAGAAAATTGAGGAATCCTTCGAATCCACCAAGTACGCCAGATTGCACCCCGACAAATCCTCTTGAGCTATGGTAAACTACAGCAGCTCTAAAGAATACGTCAATCCTACTCATCCAATCTTCACCAGATAATTCAGATAGTACTTCTCCAATCTTTCGGACGATCTTCTGATTGAATCTCTTGGAAAATTCACTCATGTCAAATGAGATATATAGCACATTGTTTCTCTCGTCAGTAACAACACCAGTATAAGCATGCAGCATAGCCTCAAGTTCTTTCCTTCTAGCACGGTAATCCTTTACTATCGAAATACCAGTCGATTTGCTGATGACTTTCTTAGTGAATCTCTCACATACTTGAGTCATTATCTTGAGAGCCTGTTCAGCCATGTAGAACATTCTGGTAACTTCCTTATGCACCTCACCAAGTTTAGGTTCAGTTCCAACTGTATACGCGTTGCCGGGATCAGAAGTCACAAATGCCTCGAGGTCACTACTGCTTATCTCATCGATAGTCTTCCCTTTAGCAAGGTATGCCTTCTCAAATTCCTTATGGGCCTTTATGACAGCACGGAACCTAGTACGCGCAGGCTTGAAGTGAAGCTCATCATTCCCTTGTATCCTAGTAATGATATCATTAACAGCCTTAAGCTTCTTCTTGACATCATTATATTCCTTAATCTTATCGATGAGTGGAATCCTGTCAATTTCAGACTTCTTAAGCTCAGCTTTAGGACCAGAAGCCTTGTTTGAAACAGGAATACTCTGCTTATCCTCGTCGAAAAGCCCTCTAACTTCGCAGAATGTTATGCTAGACCATTTAGTGTAGTTAGCTGACAGGATAGTAGCTGTAGGCGTAGATGTTGAATTGATAGAGCGTGCAAACGACTTGGCTATTTCGTCCTCGTCAAACTTCGCAACAGCCCTTACTGTTATCCTTTGCTGAGTGAGTGACTCATACATTGCCTTCCTTACCATGCCTTCGAACCTATCCATCTTACTATCATCAACAGGGTTGCTCTCCTTGAATCCGGAAATAGTGCTGAATACCTCATCAAGGTCCTGGTCAGGGTGCGGAACCATACGGAATATATTCGCCAGATTGATAGCAGACTTCCTATTATTTGTTAGACCTTCTAAAAAGTCGGCTACACTTTCAGCATACTTCTCTTTAATGCCATCTAGACCTCCCACATATAGAGATACAGGACTGACGCCGTAAGTCTTTGTCTTGTCGCCCCTAAGAAAGAGAACTTGCCTTGCAGCCTTGAAGATGCTACCGACGCCATTAGGAGAGATAGTGCCCAACATTATCTGTTTGCTTATAAGCTTCCTTACAGATTTGACGTCGAAACCATCTATATCTTTAGCATAGATCGCAAGTATTCCTGCAGTTTTGAGATAGTCAATTGCTCTAGTTAAATGGACACTCGAGAGGATGTAAGTATTATAGCCTTCATGAATCTTCTTGACATCAACAATGACAACAGAGCCGATTTGGTATATCCTAACTTCTTTAGCGCTCCCAAAGCTATCAGTGTAGATGAAGTTACCTCTTTCACCATTCCTCTTCCATTCAGCAAGCTTGGTCCTATAGTCACTATTACCAGTATCCCTAGTTCGCTCAAGGTACGATGCAAGCTTGTAGAATCGATAATACTCAGCTACTCCTTCATCATAAGACTTTCTAATCGCATCTTTCTTGTTGATAGTTACCCAGTTGCCAATGCGAGAAGTGCTGACTTTTATAGCTGCTGCAATGTCATGTTCTACAGGACCTTCACGAAATTTGCTAGTGTCAAGGAACCTCTCATGAACTAGGTCGCTGATTAGCCTCCACGTCTCATAGTTAGCATCAAGAGCAGTCCTGTCGAGTTTCTTGAGAGTACCTTTGATAAGATCTTTTAAGAGTTCCTTAACATGCTTTACTTTAGGGGCAATAAAACCATGGTTTAAAGTGTAAGCGTGCCTTTCCTTAACCGGTCCATCTTTACTCTGGAACTTGACTGGCATCTCAGAATTATTAAAGCATATAGCGATATTTCTAGCAGTTACATCTTTGGGGAGTATCACTTGTTCAGACATGACACTATAGTCCCACCTGCCAAGGCAGTGAGGAGCGAAAAAGGCGTTTCCAAAGGCGATAACGTTGATTAATATCAGTGATCTGATTGCTTCTGTGAGCATTACTTGAATTAGTGTGGTTTTCG